CAGGCGCACGTACAGCGGCTCGTAACATCAACACCCCCAAGCAGTCTAAGACATACGTTGTCATCAATGATACGTCTGGTGGCTTTGCAATCACAGTGCGCGGAGGCCCAACATCTCCTACGACTGGTGTAACTGTAGCGGCAGGCACACGGGCAATCATTGCTTGGAACGGCTCTGACTTTGTAAATGTAGGCGGTGGCTCTGCGGCTGGTTCTACCACTCAGGTTCAATTTAACAACGCAGGTGCTTTCGGCGCTTCTGCTAACCTGACCTTTGACGGTACAACGCTGACGGCTAATGATTTCATTGATTCTTCACTGACAGCCAGCAAGCCTGTATTCACAAACGGCAGTAAGAACTTGGTGTCTACTGGAACGCTGGGCGTTGACCAAGGCGGCACAGGTTTAACCACTTTGACGCTTAACAACGTGATTCTAGGTAACGGTGCATCAAACCCAACGTTTGTAGCTCCCGGCTCAACCGGTAATGTTTTGGTGTCTGATGGCACTACGTGGACATCCGCCGCACCTGCGGCTTCTGGTGTATCTCAAGCGAGAGCAACGGCTATCGCAATGGTCTTTGGCTTTTAAGGAACTATCATGGCAAATCCAAATCTTTTCGCCGCGACCACAGCGTCAGGCACAACTACATACCTCACACCCAGTGCTACTACTGCTGTTGTTCTTGTACCTAATGCGGCTTCTAGCGGTCAGGTTTTCAAGATCAACCAGATCGTTGCGGCTAATGTGAATGGCTCTGCGGCGGTAGATACTACTGTTGCAATCTACACCAACGGTGCTGTAGCTCAAGGCTCTGCCCCATCTAGCGGTACGGCTTACCCAATCGTGTCTACGGTGTCTGTTCCTGCTGATGCTTCATTGATCGTGGTTGATAAAACAACAGGTTTGTACTTGATGGAAGGCTCATCCATTATTGTGACTTCGGGTACAGCCAGCGGTATTACATACAGCATTAGTTATGAAGTAATTTCTTGATCGGGGCGACAGATGTCCAATCGCTACCAAGGCGGGTTCATTACCGCTTCCTATAACGGGTTGAAAGTACCTGATGCGCCTACTATTGGCACGGCAACGGCGGGTAGTGGTTCTGCGTCTGTAACTTTTACAGCACCCTCTAACGTAGGTGGCGGGGCTATTACTGGGTATACAGTCATATCTTCACCCGGAAGCATTACAGGGACGGGCACATCTTCTCCAATTACAGTTAGCGGTCTTACAGTTGGTACAGCCTATACATTTACTGTAGTAGCTACAAACGTTTATGGTAATAGTCCAGCTAGTGCGGCATCAAATAGTGCTACTCCAACAGCCCCGGTTGCTTCTGCTGTTGAATATCTTGTAGTTGCTGGTGCTGGCGGTGGCAGTGATGGTGCTGCTGGCTATAGCGGTGGCGGTGGCGGTGCGGGTGGTTTTAGAACAGCGTCTGGATTTTCTGTATCTTCCGGTTCGGCAATCACTGTTACTGTGGGTGCAGGCGGTGCATCTGCTGCTAATGGATCAAACTCTGTATTTAGCACAATTACTTCTACGGGCGGTGGAACAGGGGGTTTTGGTACAACCCTTAATGCCAATGCAGGTGTTGGTGCAAACGGCGGTTCTGGTGGCGGAGGGGGTGTTAGTTCTACATTTGGAAAGGCAGGGGGCACAGGAAATACTCCATCAACATCACCAGCTCAAGGTACAAATGGCGGCGCGGGAAGAAATGCATCTGGCTCTGATGACAATTTGCAATCTGGCGGTGGCGGTGGAGCAAGCGAAGCAGGCCAAATAGGTCAAGCCACTGTTGGTGGTAAAGGCGGTGATGGCACAGCATCTTCTATTTCTGGCTCATCTGTAACCTACGCAGGCGGCGGTGGTGGAGGTTCATTCAACCAAGCTGCTGGTGCTGGTGGCTCTGGTGGTGGCGGTGCTGGCGCTGCTTACCCTGATAGCGGAACCGCTGGAACAGCAAACAGAGGTAGTGGCGGCGGCGGCGGTCATGCTGCTGGTGGTGCTGGTGGTTCAGGCATTGTCATTATTCGCTATGCTGATTCTTTTGCGGCGGCTGTTTCAACCACAGGCTCCCCAACAATAACTGTTGCTGGTGGCTATCGCGTTTACCAATGGACTTCTTCTGGTTCAATAACATTCTGAAAGTAAGCAATGCCTAATTATTCAGGATCATGGACATTAAGACAGCAGATGCAAGCTATTGCGGCTGGCACTTGGACTTTTCCGCCTGTTGCTCCAACATCAGTTGATTATCTTGTAGTCGCTGGCGGTGGTGGCGGAGGCCGTGATGTGGGTGGTGGCGGTGGAGCAGGCGGGTTAAGAACTGCAGCTTCGTTTGCGGTTTCTTCAGGTTCTGCCATTACAGTAACTGTTGGCGCTGGTGGCGCTGGCGCTACAACTAACACTCAAGGCAGTAATGGTAGTAATTCTGTTTTTAGTTCAATTACCTCTACTGGCGGCGGCGGTGGCGGCTCAATAAACGCTACAGAAGGAAATAATGGCGGCTCAGGTGGCGGCGGCAGAACAGGCGGCGGGTCTGGTTCACGAGGCGATGGTACAGCAGGCCAAGGTTTTGATGGTGGAGATGGCCCAGCTTCTACAGGTCAAAGTTCTGGTGGCGGTGGCGGCGCAAGCGCGGTTGGTGTTGCTGGTGGCGGTACTACAACAGGCACAAGACCTAATGGTGGTGCTGGTACAGCAAATTCTTATTCTGGCTCTTCGGTAACTTACGCAGGTGGTGGTGGTGGTGGTTCTGATGGCTCTGGTTACCCAGCGGGTTTAGGTGGCGCAGGGGGTGGGGGTAATGGTGGCCCATTTAACGCCGCAAGTACTTCAGGCACAGCAAACACTGGCGGCGGAGGTGGTGGCGGTAGCGGTCAACTTGATCCCAAATACGGGAGTGCTGGCGGTTCAGGTATTGTCATTATTCGTTATGCCGACACATTTCTTGCTGCAACATCAACTACAGGCTCTCCCACAGTCACCGTTACGGGCGGTTATCGTATTTATACTTGGACTTCATCAGGTTCAATCACATTCTGAGGCACAACATGAGTCATTTTGCAAAAGTAGAAAACGGCATCGTTACACAAGTTATTGTGGCGGAGCAAGACGTTATTGATTCAGGCTTGTTTGGTACAGGCTGGGTTCAGACTTCGTACAACACCCACGGCGGTCAGCACCCAGAAGGTCGTCCATTGCGTAAAAACTACGCGGGTGTTGGCTACACATACGACTCAGGCCGTGATGCTTTTATCCCACCCAAACCATACGCATCTTGGACATTGAACGAAACAACTTGCTTGTGGGATGCTCCTACGCCTATGCCAACAGACGATAAGCGTTACACATGGGACGAGCCAACAACTTCATGGGTTGAGGTGACTAATGTCTAAACAGTACCCCGGCGGTTTAATCACCAAAACTCCAGTCATACCTAGCGGCCCATACGAGACAAGTAGGGCTTCGGGTATCTGGACGCTTGACCAGCAGGCTGCTTATGCCGAGCAAGGTATTTGGCCCACGGCTGGAGTCCCCGGCCCAGACGCACAGTTTAACTACGTCACCATGCTATTGCATGGCGATGGGACTAATGGCGCTCAAAACAATACGTTTGTAGACAGCGGGCTTGGTTTTTCTGTCACCCGAAACGGCAATACAACTCAAGGTTCTTTTTCGCCTTATGGGTCTAATTGGTCTAACTTTTTTGCATATAACGCTACAGCAATCAACTTTCTTGTTTCAGGCAGTGTATCTTTGTCTGGAACATTCACAATTGAAGGCTATGTAAATTGGGATGGCGTTGGCGGTAATGCCAATATGTTTACGCTTGGCGACAGTTTTCAGTCAACAGGTATAGAAGTTTACATAAGCGGTGGTAATTGGATTGTTTACTCTGGTAATGCAAGCAGAATTACTGGTTCTGCCGCTGTAGTTGGTCAATGGACGTATATTGCTGTTACTCGTACTGGTACAACTGTAACGCTATACATCAATGGCGTGTCACAAGGAACTTGGACATCAAGCGCAACATTTAGCGGAACTGTAAAGATTGGTGCTGAGTTTTATTCTTCAACTTACTATTCTTCAATGTCGGGGTACATCAGTAACTTCCGAATAAATAACACCACGGCAATTAATACAGTGCCCACAGTACCATTGACTGCTGTTAGCGGTACGGTACTTTTAACTTGCCAAAGCAATCGTTTTATTGATAACAGCGCCAGTCCACTTACCATTACAGTCAACGGAACACCAAGCGTACAACGCTTTAACCCATTTGGTACTGCTACCGCCTACTCCACTGCCGTAATTGGTGGGTCAGGGTACTTTGATGGGACTGGAGACAACCTTTCAGTAGCGGCTAATTCTTCCAACTTGGGTACGGGTGATTTTAATATTACGTTTTGGGTGTATTTTACCAGTGATTCTGGTTCCTCTGTGCCCGCTACAAATAACTATAACGGCGGTTCGTTTACTAATGGTTGGTATTTTTTTGGCAGTTCAGGAACAACTATGAGTTTTGGACTTGGCGATGCAACAGGCACAAATGCAATTAGCGGGGCTTTGTCTGGAATTAACGCATGGCACTACATTGAAGCAACAAGAAGCGGGTCAACGCTTTCTTTGTATGTTGATGGCGTTCTTGCCCAATCAAAAACAAATACAAACAGCGGAACTGTTAGTGGCAATGTGACAAGAATTGGCGCAAGGTACGATGGAACAGCCCTTTATTTTCCCGGCTACATTACGGACTTTAAAGTGGTTTTAGGGACTGCGGGGAACACATCCAACTACACACCCCCAACCGCGCCAGCGGCTGCCGCAGGAGCTAATTTTTTGTTATCAATGCAAAACGGCGCAATCTTTGACAACGCCATGATGAACGACTTAGAAACTGCGGGTAACGCACAGATTTCTACAAGCGTGAAGAAGTATGGAACAGGGTCTTTGGCGTTTGATGGGACTGGTGATTATTTAGTAAATGCAAGTTCAGTAAATTTAGCCATGAATACTGGCAACTTTACTATTGAAGGTTGGTTTAATCGTACAAGCGGAACTAACAATGGCTTGTTTCAGATAAGCACTGCTACTGGTGGTTTTTTAGGAAGTGATGTTAATAGTCTAGCCGTTGGAATGGGCCCAGACTTTCTTTACTATTATGCTAACGACTCGTCAAATGCATCTTCTACAATAACTTTTACAAACGGCACTTGGAATCATTTTGCTTTAGTTAGAAATGGTACAACAACAACAATTTACTACAATGGTGTTTCGGTTGGATCAATTTCAGATTCTAGAAATTACACAGGAACTAATTTAGTTATTGGGGGATACTACTCAACAACTTATGTGTGGAACGGCTACATTGATGACTTCCGCATCACCAAGGGCTACGCCCGATACACGGCAAACTTCACACCGCCAACTGCGGCGTTCCAAAACATTGGCCCAAATTAAGGAGTAATTATGTTTATTGCAAAAGTAGAAAACGGAAACATCGGTGAAATCATCGACTTCCGCACATATTTTGGAAAAACCACATCGGTTACAGACGAGCAGTTAACGGCTCAAGGTTTTGTCAGAGTCAACCTGTTTCGCCCCCATGACCGCCTGACACAGAAGCTTGTGCCTGCTACACCTGTGCTAGAAAACGGCTGGGTGTACACGGTTGCTGTAGCTGACCTAACCGCAGAGGAAATCCAATCTGCCAAAGACAGTGCAATGGCTCAGATTCGTAACACACGTAACACCCTACTTGCCGCTTGTGACTGGGTAGTAACTAAGGCTGTAGATCAAAACGCTCAAGATAGCCTTGGGATACAAATTCCTGTGGTCTGGGTTACATACCGCCAAGCACTGCGGGATTTGCCAAGCACAATCACAGGTGACCCCCGTACATTTAAAGACTGGCCTCACGACCCTAACTGGGTTGACCGGACAATCTAATCATGCGGGACTGGGCTGAAGCGTTTATCGTTGCGGCCTTTTTGACCATATTTATTATATGGGGCACGTTCACCCTTGTTTGGATTTGGGGATGAAATGATTGACATTACCAAAGCAATTGGAGCCGTTGCCGCTACCGTTGCCGCTTTAGGCGGTAGTTACACGCTTGCCGATAAGTTTGGTTGGTTTGACCGCGCAATCATTGAATGGTCGCCTGAAAACTTTAAGATTGTGGCAGAAGCTGGCAAACCAATAAATGTCACAGTTGCGCGGATCAAGAAACGGGACGACTGCTCTGTTGAGAGTTTTACGCCAAGCATCCGTGATGCGGCTGGTATGGTGCATGAGGCAACCACTACCGCAAGTAAGTTTAGTGGCCCAGCCGGGCCAGAGATTGATACGTTCACCTACGAACTTACGATGGTAGGCAAGGAAAAGGTTACCAGCGGCAAAGCCACTTTGCTGGCGACGATCAAGTACAAGTGTCCTGAAGGGGAGCGCGTTGTGCAGTACCCTCGCCATGCAAATTTAAGTTTTGAATTGAAATGATTGATCCG